TACAGGTTATTAAAAGGACAGGGGTATGACTAGATGGCAGTTAATGAAGCAGGTAACTATACAAAACCAACGATGCGCAAGAACTTGTTTAATCGTATTAAGGCAAGTAATAAAGGTGGCAGACCGGGCCAATGGTCGGCTCGTAAAGCTCAGATGCTTGCTAAACAATATAAAGCAAACGGTGGAGGCTATCGAGACTAATGGCAAAGAAGCCTACACAAAAGAGCCTAAGCAAATGGACTTCGGAAAAATGGCGGACCCGAAGTGGTAAGCCGTCGACTCAAGGCCCGCTGGCTACTGGAGAGCGCTATATGCCATCTTCAGCTGTGGGATCTCTCTCGTCAGCTGAACACGCCGCTACTACTCGGGCTAAGAGAAAAAGTATTAGAGCGGGAAAGCAACATAGCAAGCAACCTAAAAAGATTGCAGCTAAAGTTAAAAGACACAGATAAATAACCCAGGAGCGGTAGTATGTCTAGATTTGTTCATGAATCACCTAAAGTAAAGCCGGCTAAAAAGCCGCAAGCACCACTTCCTAAAGCAGGTAAGTATACCTCAAAGGAATTGGAAAAGTCTAAACCTATTTATTCTAATACCGGAGGGAAGTATTAATGTCAACCCACGGGTATAAAGAAATAGTAACTGATGAGCAGTTAATTAGCTTAGTTGAAAGTGGTGTTAATAATTCCACTGGCGATTGGCTTAACTCCTCAGATCTTGCAAGGGAAAGACTTAAGGCAACATATGAGTATGCAGGATTACCTGTTGGTCACTTGTCGCCACAAGGTGTTTCTACAATTGTAGACACTTCAACTACAGAAGTTGTTGAAGCATATACTGCAGTGCTGTGTGATTTGTTTCTAAGCAACCAGCGCATTGGTCGATTCCTACCATGGAACGATACACCAGGTGCCTTTAAGGGCGCTAAAGATGCAGCGATGCTAGTAAACTATACAATATTTAAACAGAATAACGGTTGGGAAATACTAGAGCAATGGATGAAATCCGCTTTATTATGGAAGAATTCTGTTATTCGTTGGGGTTATATCGAAGATTATGATTACGTATTTGAAGAATACGAAGAGATTAGTCAAGCTAAACTAGATGAGATCCTTTCAGATGATGCATTAGAAGTAGTAGGGGATCTTGAATTTGAGAACCGTGCTGTAGCTGCATCAGATGGAATGGGACCAGATGTTGGACTTGTATATATTAATGTACGTGTTCGAAAAGAAATTAATAAGTCACGTGTTAAGCTAGAACTTATTCCACCAGAAAACTTCCGTATCTCACGGGATGCTACTACAATTGAAGATGCTTCATTTGTTGGTATTCAAAATAATATGACTCGGTCAGAAATTCGTAAGTATTATCCTGAGATGGCTGAAACTGTTGAAGACTGGGATGAGATTTCCGATGCATCTGCATGGGTGGGCTCTCTTGATTATGCTCAAGATGTTGCAGCTCGTAAGCAAATCACAGGACAAGAGTATTATCAAGGGTCTAATACAATTAGCGAAACACCGCTGGAAGCCAGTCGTGAAGTAACGGTAACCGAATGTTGGGTACATGTTGACCGGGATGGTGATGGTATTGCTGAACTAAAGCATTTGATTATTGCGGGTTCACACATCCTTCATGAAGAAGATGCTGATATGATTCCGCTTGCTGACATTGTACCTATTGATGTTCCACATGAGTTCTTTGGTTTGTCTATGGCAGACTTTACACGTAGCTCTACACTGGCATCAACTGCAATCTTACGTGGCTTTGTTGAGAATACATACTTAACAAACTATTCACCAAAGCTTGCTGATCCTAATGTTGTAGATTTCTCTGCGCTTCAGAATATGAAGCCAAAGCAAATCATACCAACTAACGGTAACCCAGTAGGTGCTGTGGCTCAACTACCACCAGAGGCAATCTCTACAGGTACTGTACCATTGCTTGAACATCTTCAGATGATTAAAGAACAAGCCACTGGTATGTCTAAGGCTGCACAGGGTTTAAATGATACGCTATATGTATCAGGGAACTCAGAGCAAAAGCTTTCAGCTGTTCAGTCAGCCGCTCAGAAACGTATTCAACATATCGCAAGACGATTTGCTGAGACTGGATTTAAGCGTCTTATTAACGGTGTGTACCATACTCTTAAGACTTCTATTAAAGGTGAGTTTACTTATAATATGCAAGGCGTATTCAATAAGATTAACATGGAAGCCCTTCCCTCTAAAATGGAAGTAGAGGTTTTATTAGACATAGGAGAAAACTCTAATGCTAGTAAAATTGCTAAGCTATCTAAGATTGGTGCAGAGATCTTACCATCTCTTAACCAGCAAGGTGCAGGAATGGTTATTAAACCAGAAGCTCCAGCCGTACTTGCTACAAAGCTTATTGAAGCTATGGATGTTGATAGTAATGACTTCCTCGAAGACTATACAGCCGAAGATTTTAAAGCTAAAGCAATGCAAGCTATTGAACAACAATCTCAAACAGCTCAAGCTGCTCAACAAGCTACGCAGCGTAAAGCAGAAGCTGAGATTGCTTTGTCAGAAGCTAATGTCAAATACACAAATTCTCAAACAAAGAATACGTTTGATGATAACTCAAAGCAACTTGCTGTTGCAATCGATAAACATTTCCAAGAGTGGGCTGCGCTTAGTATTAAGGCAGTTAAAGAAGGTGCTGAGATTCCTCCGCATCCTGATTACACAGAAATCTTGAAGATGGCCCGTGGATTGCTACAACCTGGTGCACAACAATAAGTGAGGATTAATGGATAAGTACCGTAAGACAGCTGAGACGAAGATGAGTAATAATAAATCATACGGTAATCATAAGATTCATCCTGAAGAATTGGCGCGTCGTGCTCACGTAAAAGGGCACTTCGCCGCCAAAGAACGGGATGAGTTCTTTGATGAAGTATATGGTGAAGTCTTAATTGACTTCTTTGTTGAGTGGCTCAAGACGGAGCCGCATGAAACTAAATCTCGGGAGTTCCTCTACTCCTCTGCTATGGCGCTAGGTAGTGTTAAGCAGAGAATGATAAACTTCGAGATGTATGGGAAGAATGTCCCACACCTAATGGAGGATACAGATGAGACCGATTGATATCGAAGCTCTACTTAAAAATTATAAAGATATGATTAATACGCTCGAATACGATTCTATGCGCAGTGCCGGTAAAGCAAAGATTAATGCACAAACATTAATTGATATGCATGCACTTGTCGAGCGGTATGAACAAATTTTGAATTCACAACGTAGCGCCCCAAAAAAGGAGGCTAGCTAATGAATATGGATACCAACGCAGAAATGGACTCTACCCAAATGGATGACTCTGTAGCAGAGGTTAATAACGGTCAAACTGAAGATGCCATGCTGGCTGACATTGTACGAAATTCCGATTTCGTAGGATCTCTACCCGATGAGCAGGTACCTGAGTTAGACCCGGAAGAATCAGACGAACAAGACCCAATACCGTCTGAGGAAGCCGATAGCGAAGAAGTTGAAGAAGAAGTCGAAGAAGAAGAGGCCAATACAGAAGAAGAAGATGCCGACGATGAGTCCGCTACCGATGAATCTGATGTGTATGCTGCTGAAGACTTAGACTTAGAAGCTAAGGTCGTTGTCAAAGTTGATGGCGAATTTGCTGAAGTTTCTTTTGGTGACCTAATTAAAGGTTACTCTACTGAACAGCATCTTTCTAAAAAGGGTCGTGAACTCGGTGACGCAAGAAAAGAATTGGAAGAAGAATACCAAACTAAAGTAGAAGAGCTTGGCGTAATGTCTAAAGCATCTGCTGCGGTTCTGTATTCTAATGAACAAGCGTTAGCATCAGAATACCACGAGCTTGAAACTCAAATTGAGAAAGCTCGTAAAGAAGGTGATACCTATGAGGTAAGTGAACTCAAGGATAAGCGTGAGCAAGCTCAAAAGAATTATTGGAATGCTCGTAAACAACGCGAAGGACTTGTAGAACAAATCTCTAAACAGGAACAAGCAACGAATGAAGGTGAGTGGAAAGAGCAGCTAGAATATTTTAATGAAACTATTCCTACGCTAATCCCTGACTTCAATGAAGAAACTGCTGGAGCAATCCGTGCATTTGCTATTGAAGAAGGAATCTCTCCAGAAGTTTTAGATTCAATTGCTGATCCTATTATTGTTAAGTTTGTAGATGATTATCGCAGACTAAAGCAAGGTGTCTCTAAAGGTGCTGTTAAACGTAAGTCAACTCCAACTAAGAAAGCCCCACTTCGTAAAGCAAAATCTGTTAATAAACAAAAAGAAGATGCACGTGAAGCAACTAGAAGGCGCACTTTAAGTGGCCAAGCTTCACCCGAAGAAGAAAAGGATTTCTTAAGAACTCTTGCCGAACGCTCTTTAAACTTATAATACCTTGGAGGGTATATAAAAATGTCAAGCACACTCGGTGTTCGTGGCACAGGCGGACCACAAGGTCCAGCTCGTGGCACCGGTAAAGATGTTTCCCAGCGGGAAGATCTAGCCAACTTTATCACGATGATTACTCGTGACGAAACTCCTTTCATGTCATCAATCGGCAAAGCTAAAGCAACAGCTATCTACCACGAATGGCAGACAGACCAGCTCGATACTCCAGGATCTTCACGCATTGCGGAAGGTACTGACTACATCGAACCAACTGTTGCTGGTGGTACAGGTTCTCCTGCTGTTGGCGATCGCTTTGCACGCACTGGTCCATACCGCACACGTCTGGGTAACTACACTCAGATCAACGGTAAGACAATTGCTGTATCAGGCACACGCCGTGCAGTAGACCAGGCAGGTATTGCTGATGAATATGCATACCAGCTAAAGAAGCGCGGTACTGAATTGCGTCGTGACGTTGAGCACGATATGATTCACTCATTCAACGTATCTGCAGCTGTTGGTGTTCAGGGTAACACTGCACGTTCTGCTGGTGGTTACCAGTCATTCATCAACTCAGCTGATACTGTAGTATACGCTGGTCAGTGGGCAGCTCCGGCTGTTGCTGGTGATGGCACACAAGTTGTTCGGTCTTCACTGACCACAACTGCAGCTCCAACCGAAGGCTCACTTACTCTTTCAGATATCGATGCAGTTATGCAGAAGATCTATGAGCAGGGTGGTAAGGCTTCAAAGGTTATGCTTTCACCAAAGCTACGCCGTGACTTCTCTGACCTAGTACAGGCTTCTTCAAATGTTCAGCGTAACATTGATGAGTCAGGAAAGCTTCGTCAGTCTGTTGATGTGTACATGTCTGACTTTGGTGATCTCATGGTAGTTCCTAACTACATCATGGGCCTTGCTAACCAAGTCCAGTTCATCAACTCAAACGGTACTCCTGCAAACCTTGCAGCGACAACCAACGTAGCTGACTTCTCTGCATTGATCTACGATCCAATGTGGTTCAATGTTGCTACACTTCGTCCTATGCAGGAAGTTGATGTAGGCCAGAAAGGTGACTCAACTGTCGGTATGATGGTTGAAGAAACTACACTGGAAGTACGCAACCCATCAGGTTGTGGTGCTATCTACGGCTTAAACTAAGCTAATTTGAGGGAGGGTCTTTTGGCTCTCCCTCTTTTATTTATAGGAGATAAGCTATGCCAAAAGTTGGTGATAAAGAATTTAAATATAATAAGTATGGTATGGCAGCTGCTAAAAAGTATGCTGACAAAACCAATCAAGAAGTTAAATATAAAGCAATGGGTGGTAATGTTGCCAGCTATTATGCTAAGGGTGGTAAAGTATCAGGCTGTATGTCTGCTCAAAACAAACCATCAAAATACTAAACTAATCATTGGAGGTAGTAATGCTAGTTATTAGAACAGCAAACGGGAACACTTACCCCGCAGAAACATGTGTATGGCGCACAGGACCAGCAGCAGTTGGTGGCTATCTGCTAACACACTTAGATATGGGTACACCTACTGTCGCAGTAGGTGCAACTGGAACTACAGCACCAACAGGTGCAGAGCTAGGTTATATTGGAAAGTCAGGTCGTTTTGTATCTTATACAGAACCAGCAGCTTAATTAAGGAACGGGGACAATGAGTAAAGAAACAGATTTTAAATTCCACAGTGCGACTGTGGGTGCAGATAAAGGTATTCGGGCAGGCTTCGATCTTCAATCAGGAGAGTGGCAAGCAACACAAGATATAACACAATATAGAGATCAGGCTAAACGCGATAGGGATCAGCAGGAGTACTACGGTATTCGTAAAGATGGTTATCGTAAGATGGCAACTATTCCAGATATTGTAGCTATTAAGATTCTTCAGGATCATCACTTGGATTTACACGATCCAGCATTTATGAGTGATCCTAATAATATGAAAAAGCTTAAGACAATCTTAATGAGCGAATACCAAGATTTGCTAATCAATACTTAATTAGGAGGCCCACTATGGCATTGACTTATACCGAACTAGTGGCTCTTGTTCGTTCTTGGTGTAACAGAGATGAAGAGGTAGTAAGCGATGCTATTATTCAGGATGCTCTTAAATATGCAGCGGACAAGGCGTACAGAACTCTAAGAGTTCCGCCATTAGAAAACGTAGCAATATATGAGAGTTCACTTCTTGTCCCTGCTACCACTGGAACAACAGGTTCCCAATCTAGCAAGACAGAAATTCAGTTACCATATGACTTAACTGAGTTTATACAAATTAAAGAATTGGATGCAGATGGTTTAACTATTCGGGTGTTTAACGAAAAGCTAGACATTAGAACATTCAATGACAATACTGCAGAAAAATATGCAGGAAATAATTATTGGGCACGTGAAAGAAACGTACTTTATTTAACACCTGGCTTCGGGTATTCTAATCAAGGTGGTAACGCTAGTACAATTGAACTGTATTACTATCGTAGGCTACCGGCTTTAAATGCAACTTATGCTGTTACAGTATTAAACTACAATGTAGGATTTCTCACAGTATCTTCACAGGGCACGCCTGGAGCTGCACAGCTTTGGTTTAATAGTAATACTGGTACTACTGCTTACGCTACTCAGGCGGAAGCCACAGCAGCTTCTGCGGGCGGTACAGTGACTTCTGTATACTATGTAGGTAACACTACACCTAACTGGTTACGAGATGAGAATCAAAGAGTATTATTGTTTGGAGCGCTTGCTGAAGTCTTTGCATATGTGCAAGAAGATGATCAAGCCGCAAAGTATGCAGCAATGTTTAGACAAGAGATTACTGAGCTAAATGACGAAGATGCAAAACGTAACGCCTCAGGTGGTAACCTACAAATTAACTTTAATGGAAGAGGGTTGATATAATGACAGCAGCAAGACCAGGTCAATTTACTGGCGCAACAGATAATGCTGCCGACGGTGGTTTGTTTACTGATACACTTATTGACGGTATTCCAGATCTTGTTGGCGCAGATGTTTTGGCAGCTCAAACCGCTGCAACTAACGCGGCAACTTCAGAAACTAATGCAGCTAATAGTGAAACAGCAGCTGCAACTTCAGAAACTAATGCAGCAACTAGTGCAACTAATGCCGCTACTTCAGCAACTAATGCTGCAACCTCAGAAGCCGCTGCAGCTGCCGACGTAGCAAGTATTGGTACTTCAGTTAGTGATGCAGCAAATAGCGCAACAGCTGCAGCTACCTCAGCTACTAACGCAGCAACTTCAGAAACTGCAGCAGCAGGTAGTGCCACATCAGCTTCTAGCTCTGCTACAAGCGCAACTAGCTCGGCTAACACTGCACTTTCAGGTGCTACTGCGGCTGGTAACTCAGCTACTGCGGCGGCTACGTCAGCTACTAATGCGGCTACTTCAGAAACTAATGCAGGTACTTCTGCTACTAATGCGGCAACATCTGAAACTAATGCAAGTAATAGCGCAACATCAGCTTCTACTTCAGCCTCTACAGCTACAACGCAAGCTACTAATGCGGCAACTAGTGCTTCAACAGCAAGTACACAAGCTACAAATGCTAGTAACTCGGCTACAGCTGCAGCATCAAGTGCAACAGACGCACAAGGATCTGAAGATGAAGCAGAGGCATGGGCGCAAAAAACAGATGGTGAAGCAGTAACAGGTGAAGGCTACTCAGCTAAAGCTTGGGCCACTGGTGGTACTGGTGTTGATGATACAAACGGCGGTGGTTCAGCAATGGACTGGGCTACAGATACTTTGTCAACTGTAGATAACACAGAGTACTCAGCTAAAGAGTATGCTATTGGCGCACAACGCCGTGGACAGGCTAATGGTGGTTCTGCAAAAGATTGGGCTAGTTATCTTAATAGTCAAGCTACGGTAGACGATACCTATAAGTCAGCACGCGCTTATGCTATTGATGCGGCTAACGCTGTAGATAACTTTAATGAAAGATACTACGGTAACTATGCTACAGACTTAGCGGCAGTGCAAGCGCACGTTGCAGAAGGTAAGACAGTACTAGTGGGTGACTTATACTTTAATACTAACGATAGTGCAGTAAAGTACTGTACCGTTGTACCTTCAGGCGGGGATGCAGATGGTACATGGTTACCTATTCAAGCAACAGACACCTCTGGCTTTGCAACAAAGGGTTTTTCAATCGCAATGTCAATTGCATTATAGGAGAGAGATATGGCACAAAACTTTAGACGCTATATAGAACGCGCCATCGGAACTTCAGCAGCTGACATTCCAGATGGATCTAATTTTGATTCTTATGATACTATCGTAGGAATTAACCTTGCCAATATTGTGGCACAACAAATAACAGTTTCAGTTTACATTTCAAACGGCGGTAACAACTATTACATTATTAAAGATGCACCTATTCCAGCAGGAAGTTCACTTCAACTTCTCGATGGTGGTGCTAAGTTTGTAGTACAGTCAGGTGATAGGCTTAACATTGTATCAGACACTGCAAGTTCACTTGATGTGGTTGTATCTGCTGTTGATGACATTAGTAGCTAGAGGAGGGTAACATGGGTTACATTGGTAATCAAGCAAGTTCAAACTTTTCCTCTTTAGCTAAACAAGTTATTACAGGCAATGGCGGTACAAGTTATACGCTTACTACACCAGTAGCTAACGCTAATGAGCTAGAGATATTCGTAAACAACGTAAGACAAGAGCCTGGAATAGCGTATACTACAAATGGAACTGCTCTTACTATGACAGGCAACGTAGCAAGCACAGATGACTTTTATGTAGTGTATCAGGGTAAAGCTGTACAGACTACTACTCCACAAGATGGTTCTGTGACATCAGCCAAGCTAGACACAAATATTGCTGTTTCTGGCAACATGAGCGTTGGGACTACAACACCATCTCAAAGGCTAACTGTAGAAGGTACTGCTAACAATCAAAACAGTGAGATTAAAATCACAGCGAGTGGCGTTGCGTCAGGTTACTTAGGCTCTAACTCAAACGGGCTTAACATTGGCACAGATAGCCACGGCATTGTTTTCAAAACAGGCGTTACTGGTGGCGGTTCTGTAGGCGCAACTGGTTCTGAACGTATGCGCATCGACAGCAGTGGCAACGTCGGCATCGGAACTGCGCCAGCAGGTGGTGTCCAGCTAGATGTACGAGGAACGGGTGTTTTACAGTTAGTAAACACGGACACTGTTCAGCTTCTTGCAAACAACGGCGGAAGCACTCTCAAGAACGTATCTAACAATCCGCTTCTATTTGGCACTAATAATACTGAGCGTATGCGTATCGCCAGCGATGGCAATGTTCTTCTAGGCACAATCTCTGCATATGGTGTTGGAACTACATTTGCCCCACAAGGTTCTAACGGTACGCTTGCTGTCTTCAATCAAAACTATGGAAACGGTTTCACATCGCATCAGTTTAGATATAATGGTTCTGCTGTTGGCTCAATCGTAATTAACACATCGTCCACAGCCTACAACACATCATCTGACTACCGCTTAAAAGAAAACGTCACAGCAATCACAAACGCAACTGACAGGTTGAACCAGCTCAACCCTGTGCAGTTTAACTTTATTGCAGATGCGGATACTACTGTTGACGGTTTTCTTGCA